TTGACCTAGTTTAGTATCAATAAATGTTTTTGCTGATAAAGCGTTTACATTAACGCCGTCATATTCTGTTATATATTCAGTGACTGATTGAACATCTACATTAAGTTCGTCACCACCATATATTTCACTACCCACTTGAAGATGATTAATAAAACCACCATCAATATCACCCAATTCTGCAAGTGTATATGTTTCAAATGTAAATAAAGGCGTGTTATCTCTAAAATGTAGATTTTTATGCCACCGATGGTTAATCGTGTCATTATATTTATTAAGGTTATATTGGTCCATCCATTCAATAACCTGTAAATATTCTGCCGCACGATTACGATGAGTTGCTGAATCTAGTGAAACTGTTACAGTAGGTGGAATATTATAACCAGACCCTGGGTTGGTAATATTAACACCAATGAGATACACATCACCATTTGCCTTAGTTCTTAATACTGGTTCTGCCGTTGCTTGAGTTCCATTTTCAGGAGCAGATACTTCGATTGTAATACCTGTATCACTAAATGGTAGACCACGATCCAACAATCGAATTGATTCTACCTGTTTAGCATTAGCATTTTGTGTAATTGTAGCACTTATAGTAGATTGAACATGATCAGCACCAGCAGTATCAGGATAAATTACCTTGCGACCCTGTATAATATCATCGTAATTTACTTGACCATTTTTATTGATGGTAGTTGTAAATGTTGCGACTGTTGTTGCACTTGGATCAGTAATAGTAATAACCGGTGCTGTTTCATAACCCCAGCCTATTTGATCAAGAACAATATAACTTACTTCACCATTTTCAACAATGACACTTCCCAATGTTGCAGAATTATGTAACTTAACATCAAACTTAGAATCAGTAAATGTAAGGAACATATTAATAGCCAATGCCAAATCTTCAGCACTAATCAAACCTGGTTGAGCAAAAGGCATTTTAGCATTACGCTTATCCAACAATAGAATAAGCATTAGGATTTCACCGAAGAACTTAAATCCAGCAGGGTGAATCAATTTGTTAAATGCATTGCCCCATGTTTCAATGCCGGTACCGGTGCGGATAACATATGAGAATTTTTGATAGAAATATGAATCTTGAATTTTCTTAGTATCAGATAGAAAACCACCATTATCAATGTACTTACCGTAAGATACGCCGGGGCCATATGGGGTTACATATTTGAATAAGATATTAACCCAATCAGCTCTATTTACATACCAATCGGCAGTTTCATCTGATCCACCCCAGCCGATAATAACACCTAGATTATAATCTATTGCTGGATTACCATCATCCTCAGCAGGAATAATTGGCATATCGAATGTCGTAAAGCCATCATATTCCATTGTAGAATTATTGTAATTATACCGTGTCCTTACATCATGTCCAAGAAAGGTTTTTCTTATAGTATATGTACCGGTTGGTGTAATAAATTCTATATCATATTCGGCACCAACAACTAATGTGGTTTCTGGATCATTAATATCAGTTGTGTAATCAGATGGAATTAAAGTCCAATCACGATCCGTCCAATCAAGATATGCAATTGTAATACCTTTAGATCCTTCGAATATGCCTGTATTTGCTAGTACTTTAGCACCACTATCATTCGATGTATCACCTTCTAAAGGATTGTATAATTCATAATCAGGATCCCATGTACCAGATGATGGAATAAGAATATCATTAAATGGGTATTTAATTTCAACAAGGTCATTCAATAGCAATTGGAAGAAAATTTTAATTGATTCTTCTGAACCACGCTCACGATAGAACTGAGTAATATTCTTATAAAGTAATTTCTTGTCGGATTGAATTGAGCGAGGAATTGATGCTGCCAATTCACGTTGAATCATTTCAAGATAATTACTTTGAATTGTATCAATATCTCGTTCTTCAAGTAAACTGTTTGTTGCATATGATGGAGCATCACCCATATAACGAATAATGGGAGTTACAAATTGCAATTGCTGTTGCTCATAATTTTCAAGTATTGGATCTTGAATATTATAGAGAGTTCCGTAAACACCTGGAGCATTTTCCAATGCATCAGGTAGATTCTCAGCACCTAATATCTGTGTATGTTGCTCACCTATAGTAATTTCATTACCCTGTGAATCGTACAACACGCTAAAATTCAAATCATCATCGTAGAAATAATCATTAGATTCTGTTCTGAAAATTGCCTGCCCATTAATTACAGTTGCGAAAAATGCTCTATCGTTTAATTTATAGTAATGACCAAATAAATTCATAAACTCATAATAAGAGTTGAGCATTTCGGTGAGCATTTCTGAATCTTCACGAAGTTGGGCTGGAATCATAGATTCCAACCTAACTGTTTCTTTTGTTCTACGCCGTGAAGAAGCGACTGATTCTATAATAGCCATTAATCGTGTCTCGAAGTAGTAGTGTAATTAACCGCTCCAGCAGAACCTGCGGTAGCAATGGTGTCAATCTCACCAGTAACTGTAACAGCACCCTGATCAATTTCAATAAGCTGATTACGTTTTGGTGCAATATCAAACGAATTAGGAAGTACAGAAATACGGATAGAATCAGTTGTATCAGGCCTGAAGCTATACAACTCAAGTTTACCTATTTCAGGATATAATTTACCAACATCAGAATCAACAATAATTTCTTCACCTGATACTATCTTGTACAAATAAACTTGTCGATAATCAGACGAATTAGAAATAAATTTATCGCCGAAGTAATGTTCAACACCACTTATTTTGAATGCCGAAGAGTTCAATGTTTTCTCATTTGAATCGGTGACATATGTTGCTGAACTATAGTTTAATGTAAAGACATTGTCACGATCATTAAATGGTATAATATCCTTAAACATTGTTACACGAATAGTTGTATTCAAGATACCTGGATCTGATGAATCAATTTGAGCCAAAATATTTGAATAACGGAATACACCATCAAATCGTTTCAATTCTTGTACGTTATAATCCGAAATTTTCTGACGAACCAATGCCTGCAATTCTGCTTTTGTACGGTCCGTCAAGTTAGGATTGTACTTGAAGAATGTTTGCAATTTAATTTTGGTGTACTCAGGGTCAACAAAGATAGGTGTAATTGATACTACGTTCTTACCTTTAAGTATATTTGCTACAGTTTGTTTAGCAGTAGCAGTCAATACCGGACCAGATTTTGGCTTAATAGAAACATATACTTTACCATAATCCGGTGGGTCACTATTTTCGCCACCCCATGTGGAAATTGCCTCAATGTCACCGTATTCCTTAACAAGAATTGACTTATAATCATCCGCAGTTACAGCACGGTTCTGAGTAATGAATGTCAAAGGAGCATTGAATCGAACTGAATCCATACTTTCACGGTCAGAACCCCCGCTTGAGCGTTCACCTATAATAGAAGGTGTTACCGTAACAGCAGTATTTCCTTCGATGTCACCGTTGAATGTATATGCTGAGGCACCATTACCATTAATGCCATCAGAGTAAATATATTCAATTTCTACAATGTTATTCGATAATGGTTTCTTACCTGTAGTACCATCACCAAAATAAATTTCATACTGACCCGAGTTATTTTCCTGTATGAAATATACAGTTGAATCTGAATCAATATTAATAAATGTTGTAAACTGAGTATAAATTGTAAAGCTATCGGACTCTTGGTTTTCACGTAAACGAACACGGATGGTTGAAGTATCAACGTTTTGTTCCGGTATAATAAATCTTTGGTTTTCAAGAGTAGTATCAACGCGATCGCGAATAACTTTAAACTTACCTTGTTTAATTGTTACACTTTCAAATGTAGCAGTACCGTCAGGAGCATATGAAGTTTGAGCAGAATCCAAAACAGAAAATGGATATGTTATGCCATCAATTTCTGCTGATAAAGCAGTACCACGTTTTAAAGTTAAGTCAGAGTTTTCACTTGCAATTGGCTCGGGAATATGTAAATCAACTAAAGCTTCGGCACCAATTGTAGAACGTGGGACATAACCTAGCAATTTGGCATGGCCAACAACATTACCACGAATCTGAGCAGAATCAAGGAATGCTTCATTAATGATGAAATGTGAATTGAGAGCATTATAATGAGTGTTATAAGCTAACACATCGAGAAGAATACTCAGACCCGAGCCGTCAAAGTTATAGTCATTAAACTTATCTTGACTTTCCAAAAAGATTTTGAGATTCTCTCGAATCTTATCAAAATCCAATTCTGTTGCGTTTAATTGGCGTGCCATATCTTATCGTACTCGCTCTAAATAAAATTCTATATTAACTTCTTGAACCAAGTTAATCATTAAAAATGAAATAACAATCTTATATGAATTAGTATCAGGATCGTCAAATACATCAACTGATTGTATTTCTACTCGAGGTTCATATTTCTGTATTACTTCATAAATTTCTTGTTGTATTACAGACTGAGTAACATTATCAGCTGGTTCAAATAATAAATCTCTAACACCACAACCTAACCAAGGTTGGAATAATCTATCACCCTTTGAAGTTAAAACCAAATTCTTAATCGACTGCTTTACTGCTTCAATATCTCTTAATGGTGTAATGTCATTATGGGCAGGATGTCGTTTTAGTTTCAAATCCAAATCGGAATACTGACGGCGTCTTGAGACAATAAGGTTATTGTCATCGAGAACACTTTTATCTGATACATAACTGGTAGTACTCATGTTATTATTTATACCTCTTCACCGACATAATAGTCAGCATCTGGATCTGTTGATTGGTCAAGACATACATTATTATTCCAATCGAAATATTGACAATCGTTTTTCTTAGCAATTGAATTTGCTGGATCATATGATACTTGTTTACCTGCTTTCTTTCCACCGTGGTCAGCAAATACATCACCCGAACTTGTTGCTGCAGCATTAGGAACCCATGAACCATGACCGTCTGTAGCGTCACCTAATCGGTGTACCTCTTTGCCTTCAACAAAAACAGTTGGTGACCAAGCCGCAACAGGATCCCCGCATGAAGTTGAATCCTGTTTCCGTATTACTTCCTTACCATTCACATAAACTGTACTTTGACTAGGTACATAAGTTGTTTGATGGAATGGGTTTGGTGTTGGACTTGCATGGCCAACGTGTGCATCACCTGATCTTACTATTCCCGGCATTAGTTATGGTCAATCCTTGGTGCGTTATCTTCAATATGAGATTCTGAATTTCTGGCAAAATTACCAGTTACATTAGTAGTTGATGAACCTTTTACGGTTTCATTATGCTCTTTTGCAATTGTAACTGTTTGATTGCCACCAATAGTCATTGTCATATCCTTATCTACTTGAATATCCCAATTGCCCTTGATATAAGTCGTACAGTTTTGATCTATCGTAAGATTAACATTGCCTTTAATATTAACATTATTATCATTAGCGACTATCAAATAATCATCGCCAACAATTCGAGTAACAATTGTTCCATCTGGGTGTACTTCTCGGAATGTACCACTTTTATGATATTCGTGAATGCGTTCAGCTTTAGGTGTATCATCAACTTCTATAAAATGACCTGAAGTTGTTTCAGTTACAGCATTATGTGGATATTTAGCATTATAGGGTGATTTAGGTTCATCCCATGCATCTGAAGCATTATTCGCAGTTGCAACTGTTTTGGTAAGTGTGTCGTTTTTAGTTTTTACTAATTCTTTTTCAGTATCTTTACCACGTGCTAACCTATTCACATCAGGTTCACTGATATAATCTTCTTTTGGATAATTGGCATTAGGGTCCGAAAAACCATATCCCGTATCAGGTTGTTCATCAAACATTGAAGCAATTGAACCCATAATGATAGGATCTTGAGCTGATTTACCATCACGGAAAAATCCAACAACCCAGGAACCCGGTAATAATCTATGAGGTGTACTTCCAACACCAGATGTAGATGCCGAATTTGTTGGCATCATTACTGATGCCCAAGGTAAGTCTTCGGTCTTAATAAGTGCTTTATTGTCAGTATGGAATCCAAAGCAACGAACTCTTACCCTATTCATTTCAAGAGGATCCATTATATCCTCAATAACACCTGTAAACCAAGTAAAATTATCCATTATCTAGATTCCTTTATATCTGCTTGAGTAGAGTCACGTTTAATCTTCATAGACATAATATGCCCTTTATCATCAAATTTATGCTGTATACTCATTACCAAATATTTACCTGACATATATTTGTCAACCATAGGTTTCTTTCTTTCGGTAATATCTTTTGCTATTGGAGCAGGAATTACTATTTCTATTGTCATACCAGGATGAACATTAATATCACCTGCAACTTCTATTACATGCGACATTGTATCCATATTTTCTAAAAAGGCATTCATCTTACCCGCCGATGAAGAAATATTGTCATTATAAGATGTTATATCATTTCCAAATAAATTAGAATTTTTATGTATTGTTATTCTTTTTGCATCAGTATAATCAACCAATTTGCGATCGTTAATAACAAATCTCTCATCATATAAAGAATTTTGCTCAAGTAAATTATCGCCTTTATAGACATAAGAATAGTTGTTATATTTTTTATGATGTATATCAATTTCTAATGTAGTAGAAGCATATGCTCCCTTGGCTGTATTCTTTAATTTAGAAAATCCAAGGGTTGATGTAATATCACGGATGCGAAATTTCTGCCGCTTAAAATCTAAAGCATAACTATCTTTTTTGCTAGTATCAGCATCTTTTGGCTTCTGACCTTGACGATCTGTCGTAATTTCAGTATCAGCAATTCCACCAACAATATATTTGCCGGGAGCTGTATGCTCTTTCATCATGTTATATGATTCAATGTGTATGCCGTTTGCTAAAGTTTCATACACAAAGAATGGGTTGGAATTTTCATCATGCGCACGTTTCATAATCCAATAGATTGCTTCATTTACTGTCATATATGGAATCAACCCATTTATAAAACCTGAAGAATTACTATCGAAATGCTGTATCTTTGAATTTAACTCACCTTCAATTAAATTTTTAATAATGGATGATGGTGATCCATAGACCTTTTTAGACAATCGTTGAATTGCGGCAATGTATGCATGCTTAGAAATTGCTTTGATAGTAAAAACTTGCCGAGCATCAGTCTCACGACCATATAAAGGAATACCCATAATATAGCATTCTTTTTCAATAGATTGTCTACCTTCTTCGGTCATTTTAACCAATGTAAACGTAATTCGCTCATCACCTGTAAAACCGATATTGTTAAACATATCTGCTGTATCAACAAATGCAAATTCATATTCAACCGAGAAGCCGAAAACACTTTCATATATGTTCATTTCAACTACTAGTTGAGATACATCCCAAGAAATACCTGAAACAGTATGAATTGTCAAGTCCTTTATCTGGAAAGATTCAGGACTTATTATTGAACTACTTTTTCTACCACCAAAACTCATAGTCTAACCAACTTTTTATAGTTTTCAACAAAGTCTTCAATGAACTCTGGACGTATTATACGAATCCTAGAACGTTCGTCATTTTTCCTTTCTTCCCATTCTCGGTTACTTACTAGTTCAACTTCATTAAGACCACGCTCGTTATCATTTAGAACAACATCATTTAAACCTGTGTTATTAAGAGGTATATAAGCCTCAATATCGGTTTCTACACCCTCTTCATTTAAGTAAAACTTTGGTGCATGTTGACGTTCATAACTGCGGTAAAGATAGATACCATCACCACTTGTTTGACCAGTGATTATTTCATTCTCTACAAAGGTGCCTTCAACTTCTTCTAGTATAATAGAATTATAACGAGTGTTTTTACCAACCAATTTACCTGATGCTCCATTAGCACCAACAATTGTTTCACCCAAAATAAATCGACCAGCAACAGAATTTACTGTACCTGTAAGTTCATCATTACCTATGATAACCTCAGCATCAGATGTAAGAGCCAACCTCGGACGACCTGTCAATACAACACCTTCATATTCTGATGCTATATATTTTTCAAATTCTTGGGTTGATAATGGCCAACCGGACATACCTTGATGCAAATGATCATTTATAATAAAGAAAGTCCAGTAATAATCGGGATCACCATATAACTTATATGCTATTTGATCTGGTCGTTCACCGTCATGGATCTCATAAAACTTATATGACTTTGCATCGTCTAATATCTGATCTGTTGTATGAACGTATCTGAACAAATCAACAATATTTGTTGTAACTCCATTGAGAAGAAAATCATATTTTGTAAGTGGAAAGTTTCTGAAAAAAGACATCTATTATAATCCCCCTAGTCCACCACCGGAAATAATCTCAGAAACACGCCTAGATATTCTGCGTTCCTCGGAAGTTTTTACTTTTTTCTTCTCTAAAGCTCTAATATCACCAGCTGTCAATGGACGAGTTTCTTGGAATGTAAGACTTACATCAACCTCAGAAGGTGAACCATCCTCAAACCAAATGTTACTAGTAGCATTATATACAGTTGAAAGATTGGTTAAATTGCACTCAAAAGGTTTTGGTAAATCTCGAGATTCAATGTCACCACCAGCAGCTGAAGAACCAGCCCAAAAAGATATATCAAATTTTGATGGATATGCTAATGTGAAATCACTATCGCCTTCAGGGTACATATTAACACGTAATGACTGGATAATTTCACGGATCGTTTGCGACTCTGAACTATTATTAGCAATCATTTTAAATGAAAACTGATATGATCGTATCTGAGAAGCATTAAAAGCAGCATTGGTATACGGATTAAGAATTTTCCCTTGACTATAAGAAATCATTTCCTTAGCAGAAGAAACCGAACCATTCATTGCTAAATTTCTTGGTGCTTTATTAGCAAGAGCAGCAACTGCAACACCGGCATTAGATTTTAAAGCATCGATGGAGTTACCTGCGGCTTGTTTTACAGTATTGAGCCCGATATTGTTTATAGCCGATTGTGCTTTAGCTTCAAGAGCAGCAAGATCATCTCCAACCAATGCACCTAATGTACCTAGATTAACTGTACCGTATGATGCGCCATCCTGAAATGACAAACCTTGAGGCGTAAATAAATTAATAATGGTTTTCTTATCATTACGTATTGATATTCGCATATAAGGGTAGCCATTGCCCTTCAATGTATCTGGGAAAGAATAAATGGGCATATAAATACCTTTGTCTGGGTTAATTATAGATTATTTATATGGCTTATAAGGGTCGCTTTACACCAAAAAATAAACATAAGTATGTCGGAGACGTTAATAATATCGTCTATCGTTCTCTTTGGGAGCGTAATGTATTCCGATGGCTTGATGCTAACAATGATGTAAAAGCATGGAACAGTGAAGATGTTGTGATTCCATATGTTTGCGAAACGGATCACAAAGTACATAGATATTTTATTGACATTTATTTCGAAACAGTAAAGGGTCGCAAATATCTAATAGAAATAAAACCTGATAAAGAAACACGCCCTCCCAAATCTGGTAAAAAGACAAAGAGATTTCTATCAGAATCACTTACCTATATAAAGAACCAATCCAAATGGAAAGCGGCAGAAGAGTTTGCAAAGGATAATGGTTGTGAATTTTATATCTGGACT